TGCTATCTCCCCTTTTCTGCTTGACACTTCCCACTGTAAAGTGAACACAAATTACATCAAAACACTTGACAAATACAAAATAATGTATCTAGTAACATTATACACTTTACACTTGCATAATGTCAACTAAATTTATTGAAGAAAATACACAAAATCTATTGACATTTTAAAAATTAGTAGTATACTTGAGTAAATAGTGAAGAAAGTAGGTGATCATGTGAAACGATACAGACTAAAGCCAAAATTTAAAAATGCATTGGCTGTTATTATATTATATAGTGAGATAATAATTTTCACTACAATCTTTGTAAATAAATTTATAGTGAGGTAAAAATGAGAAAAAAGAAAAATGAATTAAGGTTTGGTAATTTAAGAAGGTTGTATAATATTGTTTCACATGATGAAAAGTTACAGAATTTATTAATAGCAATATCATGTTTTACTATAATAGGATGTATTACATTATATTGTTTATTATTTAAATAGTGAGGTATTTATGAAAAAGTATATTAGATCAAATGAAGAATATTTTAATTGGATAAATAAATATAAGGATATATACAATATAATAAGAGTATATATTACTAGAAAGTATGTAGTGGTAGAATATGAATGATGAAATAAAAGAAATATTTAATGATACAAAAGAATTTATCAAAGATTTAGATGATAAGTCTATTTATGGAATACCAATTAGTGAGTTAAGGCAATTATTAGATTACATAACTAATTTAGAAGATACATTAATAGATAAACAAGAATGTATAGATGCTTATAGTGAAATTATAAATAACAGAGATGAAAAAATAACTAATTTACAACAAATAGAAGAAGACCATAAACAAGCAAATGCTGTATTAATGCAAGAATTAACTAATTTAGAAATAGAAAATGAAAGATTAAAAGCAATATGGAAAGATACAAATGTGATTGTTAAAGATAATAAAACATTAGTAATGAATACAAATGCTTATGATACATTAGAAGATTACAAATCTCGTTGTGAAAAAGCAATTGAATATATAAAAAATGATTGGTATTCAAAAAATACAGTAAACATAGATAATGTTGTAATTGGCAATTGGAGAATTGATTTATTAAATATATTACAAAATGGAAGTGAAGAAAAATGAGCAAATGGAGTAGTATTGCTAATTCAAGAGCAGAAACCCAAACAATATATTATCAACGAAAAGAAATAAATAAATTAAAAAATAAAATAGAGTTGCAAAAACAAGAAATTAAAGGTTTGAAAAAACATTTAGAACAATTAAAAGTAGATTTACAAGAAGCAAATGATAATGCAGAATGGTGGCGCAGTAGATTTAATGGTTTACAAAATGGAAGTGATAGTCAATGAGTATGAATAAAAAAACTAGGTCTTTGATAAACACAAGATATGAAGCCCAGAAAATCTATTATCAAAGAAAAGAAATAAAAAGAAAAGATAAAGAAATTAAAGAATTAAACAATGTAAAAGAATTCTATAAAAGAAAAGCATTAGATTACAAGAACTGTTTAAAAAGAATATCTGAAAAAATAAACTTTTATAAAACTACTGAATGGGGAATTAAAAGTATTTCTATATTACAAGAATTAGAAAACATATTACAAAATGGAAGTGATTTCAAATGATCCAAATTAATACTAATCATTTACATAGATTTAAAAAGAATAGAATTGAATATTTATATATGGTATCACGAGGAATTTATTTAGCTTTTGATATTGATTCATTAGAGTATAAAGGAATAGAAATGTTTTATTTTCCTAATGATATAAAGCTAATTGAAAAAGAATGTGATACAAAGTTAAATGAATTAATATCTAAAGATATATTAATTCTGATATAAGAAGGGATTGATAATAGTGAATAAAATAGTTTTAAAAGGTAGTATTACTGAAATAATAGCATTGATACATGATTTAAGGATAAAAGGATATGACAAAATTAGATTCATCAGTTTATAAGAAAAGAAGTAAATTATATCGTGAATCGCAAACATTACAAGATATTTCTTTAGATAATGAATTATCTTTTGATAAATATATGCAAATCAGAATAGAAAAAGATAAAAAATATCAAATGTGGAAATTTTACAATAACATAATTAAATATTTTAATAAAAAAGAACCTAAAGAATAGGCTCTTTTATTATATTAACATATTAGGTTAATATACTAACATAAATAGTTCTACTATTCTAGGATCATTTATTATTTGCTGTTCTATATTAATTATTAATTCTCTATATTTCTTTATTAGATCCTGTGCTGATACAACACCAAAATTACCTTTTGTAGTTTCAAGTGTAGTTTCAATTTCTTTATTAGTACCTGTTCCTGAAGCTGTAGAATTAGTTTCACCTGATGTAGTACCTGAAGATGTAGCATCATCCTTATTCCAATCAACTTCATTAGCATAATCAACACTATCAATCTGTTTATTAGTTATAGATAATTGATTTTGAGGTGTATCACTTTTAACATGTTTATTCCATGATGTACTATCAGCTGTTGTTTCAGTTGAATCTGTAGCTTGTGATGTTGTATTTGATGATGTATTACCTGATAAATCTCTATCTATAGTCCTTTTATAGTCAACATTGTAAATTATATTATAATCTTGATCAGCACTAAAGAATAATTGATTATAATAAGGCATTATTTCATTTAGTGAAATTTCTAATTCCTGTAAAAACCTTCCTACAGTTTCAAAGCCAATTTCTCTATATCTATAATAGTCTAATATCTTTTTATTTAACTGTTCTCTAGTTGGTATTATATCAGGTATATTATATTCCTTATTTTGATTAGTAGATTCATATAATGGATAGGTTGACATGGCTCTATCAATTTCTGTTTTAGTTTGAGGATTATTAATTAAATTATATAAAACTTCAGTATATCTAGCTGGTATCATCATTTTATATCACCTTCTTCATCCTCTTTTATATCTATATCATCAGATAAATGCATATCAGCCATTTCTAGAGGTGTTCTTCTTCTTACTGATATATTTAATCCAAACATATCATTAATTCGTTTACAAGCTTCTTCACGAGATTTTAACATAACATCACTATTAACTTGTATTAATTGATTATTAGCCTGTACTTCATCATCAACTAATCTTTCTCTTTTATCTGTATTAGCATTATTAATTCCTAAAAATGTCATACATTCATTCCAAATATTATTTTTCTGTATTTGTAATTTATCAAAGACAATAGGGGCATTAGTATTTATAACCTTTATTTCATTTAAATCAAGATTTTTATCACCATATATTACAGGCTCATTATCATTCCTTTGTTTCATAACTTGTTTAAATGATAACTTTTGTTTATCACTACATGTAATTATATATGGCATTTTCTGTGCTATGATATTCGTATCAATTGTTCTTTTTATATTAGTTAAGTCATGTGCATATAGTTGAATAGTAGGAAATGTTGGTATCATATCATCATTATTTCTAATAATTATACAGTCAACATTATTTTCATGTTCTGTAGGTACATAATCAGTTGCATATGCTGTTACTTTGGTAGGTTCATCATAATAATTTAATTTTCCTGATGTAGAAAATTTAGTTATCATATAACCTAATATATCATCCTTAAAAAATATACATCCACCTTCACTAAATAGATACTTTTCAATCCATTTTTCATTTATACCATTAGGTAAATTATCCCATTTAAATAAACTTTTAGCTATTAGCATTAATCTGTAGTAGTAGTTTGTATATACTCTATTATTTAAAGTTTTAGCTATTGATTCATAGCTTAATATTTCATAATTATTCATTTATTCACCACCTTATATTATAGGATTAGATAAAGAATAGTTTTCAATCTCTGATGCATTTCGCCAAAATGTAATTCCTTTGTTATAACATTCTTTTATCTTTTGTAAATCGTTATTATCAATATTACCATCAATATTTACATCAATAGTTTTAGTATACCACCATTTAGACCTATGATTTGAATTAGGTACTTTTACCATATTTACTTTATATCCAAACATATCAAAATATTTATCAATCATTGTAGCATATTCTTCTCTTATACTCATTTTATAATAACTAAATGGTATATGATCAGCAAATGTTAAATCACCCTGATTTGCACCACCTTTAGCTGTTTCAGGTGCAAGACTATGTTCATATATAGCCTTCATTGTTTCACCTACACCCATAACACCACTTAATGCAAGACCACCACCAGCTACAGCCATAGTACCACCTGTAGCTACAGCTAATCCAATACCACCTACAATCATACCTACATTTTTAATATTACTTAAAGGTATATTTACAGCATTTTGTGTTAGCCAATTTGTATATGAATCATTAGTCCAGCTACATGTTGGTAATTTTCCAGCATCTAATCCATATATTCTACCACCTGATTTATAATTTTGTGGAAATATTTTAATTGCACATCCTGGTGATACAGCACCCTTAATTATAAATGGGCAAATATTTGCATCACTAAATAATTCATATTTATATTCTTGTACACTTCCTGAATTATTAGATAGTAGTAAATAACGATAAGGATAGCATAGTAGCTTATTATTTCGTGGTACATAGTTATTATCAAGATATGTTTCTTTATTAAATCCTACTTCACCGATAGTAGTAGATGCATCAGTAAAAGGATAAAAAGCAAATTCACATGATGTACCACCTATTGTATAAGTATCCCAATCACTAGCACCTATTGTTACAATATTTTTTGGTATCATAAATATAGAATATATAACATCCTCTGTTATAATACTTTGAAGTCCTGTTATAAATAAATCAAGCTGTCTAGCACTCTTAAATACTAAATAATAAAGCCCACTATATACACCATTATACATTCTACCATTAGGTGCTGATGGCATAGCAAAGTCAGGAATTTCTGTTAATGCTACTACTATGTATGGATTAGCTAGATAAAATAAATCTCTAGTTTGATTAGCTAATTCTGTACCAGGTTGATCTATATAATCACCTGTTTCAAGTCCTTCAGGTACTGTATGAAGTCCAATAGTATCATCAGATACATGTTCTCTTTCAACAAATGATGCTTTTACTGTGTAGTCAAACATCCATGTTTGCATTACATCAGTTTCAATATATACATCAGTTCTACCATCATTTATATATTCCATTTTAGTAATAAAAGCATAAAACCATTTATTACCATAGTTACTATTTTGATACATTACATAATTACAATGATATATATTATCATATATAGTAGGTATTCTAATAATTTTATCTTTTCTTTGATATGTAAAATCACTATAGTTATATGATGATACTACTTTACTCTGAAAATATGTTTGCTGTGCTGATGCATTAGCAAAATATAAAGTATTTTTATAATCATTTTCCAAAGGTACACTTAATAAGTATACCTTTGTAATTGGATTATTGTTATTCATAATATATCACCACCTATTATGTATTTTGTGTATATATTACTTGATTTAGATAGTAATATGCACCACTATAAACTGTATCACTAAAGCCTACAGTTATTGAATTTGCTGTTGTATCTACGACAACATTTCTAAAGCTAGATCCTACAGTACCAAATAAACCTGTTTCACCACCATAATTAATACCTGTATCACCTGTAGAAAGTGTAACAGAATCTGATAAACTATTTTTAATATAAATAGCAATACTAATCATAGCTGAATTATTAGATATTGGTAATGTAGTATAATTTATATTAATATTTTCATTTTCAATAACTCTAGTATCTGTATATGTTAAAAGTTCACCACCCGTTAAACATGCATTAATATTTTTAGCTAACCATATTTGACCTACTTGTGTTAAGTGAAAACTATTACTAAATAAAGGTAGCCCAATCTTATTCATTAGATTTAATGAATTATATTTAAGTACAGCATTATGTACTTGATACCAATAATATAGTTGTTCTTTTGTATATGGATATTTACAGTTAGATACATATAAGATTTTAGCATTTGGACATATAACTTGTAGTCTATCTAGACAGATTTTTATTTCATTATATAAACTATATGCACTCACACCATTGTTATAATCATTAATTCCACCTAATACTACTATATATTTAACAGTTTCTTTTATTATATCACTAGATGCAAATTCATCTATTTGTGTACTAATTAAATTATTAGCTGGTGATACAAATCCAGCACTATCTTTAGCATAATTTAAATTAGTTAAATTTAATTCTTCAGCTAGTGTACTTGACCAAATAGCATCAGCAACATTTAGATCTGACCAACTATCACCAAATACTACTAATTTATCTTGTTTAACTTGTAAATATTCAATAGTATTTTCAATATTATCAATATTATTTTCAATAGTATCAATATTACCATTGATAGTATCAATATTAGTATTAATAGTTTCTACATCACTTTGTAATTCAGCAACATCAGATTGCATTTGTGTAAAATCTGCTGTTATTACTGATGTAATTATTTCTTCAAGTTCACCTGATTCAAGCATTGAATCTATAAGATCTCTTAATGCATTAGATAAATTATTTTTAATATATACCATAGTTTCATCAATCTTTTTAGATTGACATAATAACCTAGCTTCAGTAGTAGTCATTAACTTTTCTACTTCTCTTTTTAACTGTCTAACTAGTATTTCTAGTTCATTATTATATGATGGTAAATTAATACCATCACAACAATTATTTTTCATATTAACCTCACTTTCATTTAAAATTTTAAACTTATAAATTTATCCTGTCCTACCCAAAGCTCATTTTGATATTCAAATATTGCTTCAGGCTCATACATTAATGATTTTAAATCAATTGTAGTTACAAGTTCTTTTTCTACTAAATCAAATACATGTAAATATCCAATTGGATTTTCTGATGTTCCTATTCCATCTAAAGAATAAACTTTACCATTTGTATAATGTCCACCTTGTATATAATTGAAAAATTCACAATCAAAATATTCAATTATATCTGTTGTAGTTAATGTAATACTACTTTCTGATGTATCAGGTAAATCAAATATAAAGAATCTAGTATAGTTATCTCTTAATGTATATACAATTAAATGACCATTATCAGTATCAACTAAAAAGTTACCATAATTTCTAGTATCACCTGATACTGTCCATATTTCATTATCAGTAAAACCAATAGTAATTGTTTGTATTAATGTTGTAGTATAACTATTATTATTTTCTGTAATTCTATGTACATAACATGTTCCTTTAGGTAAACCAGCTGTATTATATGCATTTACATATAACAATGGATAAGGATCACTTTGACTATAAAATTCATTACTAAAACATACACAATTACAATGTGGCTTTATTGTACTATATTGATCTAATTCAAATCCTGTATAAGTAGTTTTAGTAGCTATATCTATAACTTTAAATTGACCACTACTATTAAATTCAAATATTTTACCATTATATTGACATGCATCTTGACCAAATGTAGTAATATTTGTATTATCGTATATTAGTGAATTTGTTTTTAAATCAACTTTTTCACCTGTATACAATAGTTTTTCTTCATTATCATATTCAAATGATAGTGATGATATCATATTGTTTTTATCATTATCTGATAAAAGAGATTCAACAGGTTTTCTCATTACAATTTTATAAAATCCATTATCCAATATTTTTACACTAGTAGATGCTGTATCATTATATCTAGTAATAAATGTTCCATTTTTAGCATACTTAAATATAATGATTGCATAATCTGAAGTTGTAGAAATAGTTGTATTTTTAGGTATATAATATGATCTTGGTGTTAGTATTAGTTGATGATCCATATTCATCTCGCCTGATGCTGTATTAATACGACCAAATGAAAAATCATATGATTTAAAAGGATTTATATTTAATTTAATTGATTCTGATACAATAGTATTAGCTATACTATCAGATAAATTACTAACTACTAATGAATTATTTTCTATATCATTATAATTAATAGGATAATATGGTAATTCATTTAAAATATATCCTTTATCATAACAAGTAATTTTATATCTATTATCATATGATACTTCTGTTTTAGAAAACTGTAATTTACAATAAACAGCATTTTGTGGAATTTCAGTTACATATGTTGTAGTACCACCTGTTACTGTACTTATAAATGTTTTACTTGTATCATAAAAACATACTTTGTATATAGGATAATTACATCCTACTTTTAATACATAACCACTAGCATTTGATAAATCTATATAATCACTTATAAAATAACTACTATTTGTTGATTCACTACCATCAGCTGTTGATAATCCATAATTATTTTTACAAGTATAAGGATTAAATAGATTATAATCAGATTCACTAGTTATTGATTTTAATTTAATATCTAAATCTGTTAATGTTTCACTATCTTCTGTTGCTTGATATGTTCCACCAATTTGCCATTCTGTGCCATCATAATAATACCAATTACCATCTGTTGTATTAACATATGTTTTAGTAGTATCTATCATTTCAGATGTACTACTTGCTACTAATGGACTACCATTTGCTAGACTATTTATCTGTGTCTGTAAATTTGAATCAGCACTTGTTCTATTTGATATTTCATATGTTATTTGTGATTGTAAATCATTATTAGAGTTAGTTCTATTAGTTGTTTCAGTATTAATTTTAGAATCTAAATCATTGTCTTTGTTTATACTTCTAGTTATTTCATTAGATAAATCACTTCTAGCTGTAGCATCTTTTATTAAATATCCATTAATTTTACTAACATTACTCATTATCATCACCACCTATTATAGAAAATGTTAATTCTTCGGTATCAGGATTATAATTAACACCTAAATTAGCTGTTATATCACCATCTTGTAAAGCCTGATTAAATAGTTCTGTTGATGTTGATACTATATTATCCTTCATATATTCAATAGCATTATTTATTTTAGTATCTTGTAAATTTATTTTAGTATCAATTGTTTCAATATAATCATTCATTACTTTAATGATACAATTTCTAAATTCTTCAAAATCAGTAATTATACCATCTTCAAAATCTTTTATATATTTATTTACTTTAGTAACAAATTCATTATATAAATCAATTAATTCTTGCATTTTACCATATATTTTAGCTGTCTGTTGTAATGTAGTACCTGATTCAACATCATAAAAAGCTGGCTGTAAATCAGTTAAAACCCAATGTGGTAAATGCTTTATATAAAAATTATTCATTTATTATCCTTCCTTTCTATAAAGAAATAAGGATGATGGATTATTCCACCATCCTTTTTGATTCATCAACTACAATAGTTATATTACCTGTTACAGCTTCAATTTCTACTTCATTTGTATCATCATCAAATGCTGTTGATGTAATATCATTTCCACCCATTGTAACAGCTACAGTTTCAGTTGTTATTCCTGATAGTGTTCCTGAATAACTAGCATTTTTTAAAACTTTAGTTGCTGTATTACTATTTGTAACACCTGCACCTAATAAATTTGTAACAGTATATTCTGTAACAGCTACTGTAATAGTTATATTACCTGTTACACTTGATATTTCAACTTCACCTGTATCTTCATCATAAGCTGTTGAAGTTACATTATTAGCACCCATTGTTACAGTTACAGTATGTTTTGGTAAAATACCTGATAGTTTTGTGTAATAGCTTGATCCTTCTTCAGTAGAATTTCTTTTATTACTTGATTTAACACCTGTTGCAAGTGTTCTTGTAACAGTATAAGTTTCTAACTGTCCATCACTATCAGAATCACTTGCTACTCTAAATACTACAGCATTTACTAGAGGTGAATATGCAAGTGTTTGCCATATATGTAAATAGTAATTTTTATAAAGTCCTTCACTATTTTCAAAGTCTTTAAACATTACTAAATCATCATATACTTGGAAGAATTGTTCATCAACTAATGCTGCTCTAATTTCAGGATCAGGGAAAGCATCAATTATAATTTTTCTAGTATCATTAAATTCAGCTACTGACATATTGAATACTGATGCAAGTACATCAACATTAACAGCTACATCTGTAGGATTAGATAGAATTAATACTTGTTCATTCTTTTTACTAAATGTGATCAAAGGCTTATCATCTGTTGATTGTGCTGTTAACCATGCATTGTTATTTGAGTTAGGGAATTGCATATCACCACTAACTGTTTTAACAGCTTTAATAAATGCTTTTGCATTTGATTCACTTAAACATGGATCAGGTACTTCAACAACTTTTAAAGCATTTTGATCTAATGCTTGTTTAATTAATTCTTTCATTAATATAAATTCATCAAGTTCTGAAGAATTATATAAACTATTAATTATTGATGCAATAAAGCTTTCTAATTTATCATAAGATGCAAATGCTTTAAATAATTCTTCAGGATTAACAGTTACTTTATATTTGTCTTTTCTGTTCATTCTATGATATACAGCTTTTACATCAGGTAATTCTCTTGATAATAATTCAGCACCTGTTGGATCATATTGTTTAGCTTTTAGGAAGTTAGCATATATTTCTTCAACAGTATCACCTAAAGGTTTTTTACCTTTCTTTAAACTCTTTAATGGATCAGAAAATAATTTTGTATGGATAACTTGTTTAATTACTAGATTTAATAACATAGACATAAATTCGTTAGTTACTACAGCATTGTTTGGATCTGTCATAGCTTCTTGTACATCTGTAATATTTCTTTGAGTTGCTTCTGGTATTCTTTCACGATACATATCAGATGCATTATCTCTAATTGTATTTAATAGTTGTGTTAAATTCATTTTTCATTCCTTCTTTCTTTATTTTATATTTCCTTTGTCATCAAATAAATCTTCAAATTTTCTTTTTTCTTTTTCTTCTTCCTGTTTTCCTAGATTATCATTTTTAATTTCTTCAGGTGTTTTTTCAGCACCTACTCTTAAAAATAATTGCATATTAGCACTTCTTAATTTTTCGTTATCCTCTTTATATTTATTATTTTCTTCTACTAAAGTAGTGTTACTATCAAAGATTGCTGTTATATCATCAGTTAATTCTGTTAATTTAGTTCTTCTATCAACATCATTTTCAATAGTTCCTATTTCTTTAATTCTTTCTAAAAATGTATCTTTATCCATTTGCAATTAATCTCCTTCTTTTATTAAATAATACGAAATTATATCCTTTTTTCTTATTTCCTGTAGGTGTAGGTGGTATAATCCCACCCATATATGAATACCAATCTAGAGCATATTGTTCTCTATTAGCATAATGATTTATATTAGGATCATAACTTGGTCGTTCATAACCAGCCATAAATAGTACAGCTAATTTATCAGGTGTCCAATTCATAGTATTATCTAAAAAATCAAGTCCTGATATACCAATCATATCAGCAGTAGCACCTGAATTATAATAATTTTGTATAAAAGCCTGTGATGTATACCATTGTCTAACACTTGATGGTCCAATAATTTCTTCAATAACTACCTGTATTTGTACATCACCTGAAGTATAAGGTGATAGGCTAAGTGTACTACAGGCATCTATCAAATCCTGTTTTGGTGTCCATTGTACAAGTCCATATCCACCACCACCACCTCGTTCATTTAATGTTGGTGATAAAGTAGATTCAGCTTGCATATTACCAAGTATTGCAGCAATAGTACAATCATTTATTCCGACACCTCTATAATAATTAATTATTATATTAGCATTGTTTTCCATTTCTGATTGTGTTAAATATCTATCATCAGATATCCATGCCATTATTTACCTCTTATCTTAAAAAGCTACTACCACAATATAAAATTCTATTATTGTATTTAATTTTAGCCCATCCATTTTCAGTACCTAAATATTCAACTTTAGTTCCTGATTTTACATGTGTATAAATGTTATTTCCATAGGATGCACTAGTTCTTAAATTTAAAAAGTAGCAATTTGTTACTGTCTTATATATTATATTTGTAGTATTAACAATACATTCATCATTTACCCATCCAATATTACCATTATCAAGTAAATATGGATTTCTAGCACCATCAATAACTTTTGTAATAGTTCCTTTAGTTATTTTAGGTTTTAGTTTTTCAGTTGATGTTGATGATACATATACACCATCTATTGTAACAACATCACCTATTTTATATTTTAATGTCTGATTGGAATCATTTGACCCTTCTGTATAATCTATATAAATTAGTTTTCCATGATATGTCCATTTTAGATTTCTATTACCTTTGTAAAAACGATTTCCTGATGTGTCTATTTCACTAATAATACATTTATTAGTACCCCATGCAACAGTACATTCAAATACTTTACCATTACCTATATAAATACCAGCATGACTATATCCTGTACCCTTCATACATAAATATTCACCTGGTACCAAATTACTAAAATTACTAGATACATTACTACAATAATTTAAAGCACTATCAGGTGTAAAATCAGCTACACCATTAGATAAATATATACCACCACCATGTGCTTTATTTTTATCAGCTTTGAATCCCCAAAGTAAACCTTTAATTGATACAACACAATCCATCATAAACTTATTATTTGATTTATTATAATTACACCATGTTCCAGCTTCAGAATGATAATAATTAGGTACATCATTAACAAGCCATTTTAATTTATCAATAAATTCTTTACTTTTAAATACTATCATTTATTTTCACCATCTCTTAATTGCTCAAGTTTATCTTTTAAAATTTTAGGTACTAAAATATTCATTTCACTTAAATTTTCTATAATAGATAAACCTTCGTTAGCTACTAAATAATATATAACCAATGTTCTAATCAATCCTGTTTCACCAGCAACACGATCTACTATACAAGCTATAGCTACCATACATAACATACTTAATTTTTTAACTATTCCTTTTAATCCTTTATTAGAATTTAATTTTTTACTAACATAACTTTTACTAATACCTGTTAAATAATCTAATATAATAACAATAAGTAATGATTGTAAAGCTATATCCCATCCACCTAATAAATAAATTAATGATGTAGATAAAAAACTAAATATTGTTTTAATTATTTTACTCATATTTCACCTCTTTTCTATAATTTCATATTATTCACCATAAATATACAATAAAAAATTAAAAAAGTCAACATTTACTGTTGACATTTTAACTAATTTGTATTATAATGCTAAAATTTATACATTGATAATTGTATTACTTCATATGTTATATTCTTTACATTAATAGATTCAAATCTAACATTACCTATTTTATAATTTTCTATAAATATTTTAAATTTAACAGCTTTTGATTTATCCCTTAAAAATAATGTATTAGGTGTATGATCCTTTAATGTAATAGAATATACAATCGGATATGTAGGATCTACATCTTTTGATACATACATTTTACCCTCACTAGTATCAATCCATATACCTAATTTATTATTTTTATATATGAATGTACACCAGTACCTAGATTTACTAGTTTTCTTTTCAATAAATGTATCATCATCAAGTAAAAATTTATTTTCAATAGAATATTCAGCATATTTAGTTCCATCTATTAATTTACCAAAGGCTGTATTTCTTTTAGCATCAATAAATTTTTCGTTTCTAACATCCTCTACCAAAATAGGTTTTGTAGGATGCTTCCATATCCACTTTCCATTTTTATCCTGTTTACTAGGCATCTTTAAATTCCAAAATAAGAAATATGGATTAGTTATACTAATAGCATTAGCTAACATAAATAAACTAACCTTTGGATGTTGTGTACCTGGTCTAGCTATTGTTTCATATAAAGATAATAATTTCAATGGCTCATTAGCGACATACATTTGATTTCCTTTATCAAGTAAAAATTCATCAAATATTAAAGTTGTTATATTAGGATATGAAATAGATTTTTTATTATTAGCTGTAGATAATGTAAATCCATAACCAGCAATATCAGATTCTGTCCATTTCTCTTTAGGATCTACAGGTTTTAATCTTATATAAAAATAGTTAGCATCAGTTTTAAATTCATAATCAGGATAACTATCTTGTATATCTTTAAAAAATTGTATCATAGGTTGTTTTAAATCTTCTTTGTACCTTCTTATATAACCAAATTGTTCTTTTTTCTTAATAAAGTTATCTATACCTATTTGTTTAGCACCATAGGATTTACCACCACCACGATTACCTACAATTACATATATTAAAGCATTATGTGTTAATGTCCTTTTAGCATCCCAAAACATTGAAGTATCTATTTCATTTTTCAATTAAATCACCTCTTAAATAGAAAAGAGATAACAAAGATTTAGTTAGTAGGTGTCCAAACCCAATTAAAATATGGTAGCTCTTCACTATGGAATCCACATTTTATCCTAACTATTTAAATCATGTGTTATCTCTTATAAAATAATTTTACACCTTTTTTATTGTAAAGTCAATCTCTGATAACACTACACCACCTGGTACTATTTTAGGTTGCTTTTTACCTTTATAACTAGCACCTATTTTAAAATTATTAAAATCTACATATGGATAGCAATCTTTAGGCATACCAGCAACAGTTATTTTCTGATAGTAATATCCAAATTTATCTTTACTATACAAATAACTATCTTCAGATTTTAATCCATTACTATAATCTTCTTCAGAAATAATTTCTTGTTCAACATAGCACTTTTGTCTTAAAAATTTAGCTTTTTTAAATTTAGATTCATATTTCCATGCACCAAGTTTATAATCATCAATATCAAGTCCTGAATTATTTAAAAATTCTTCAGGATCTTCACCATTTAAATTTATATGCAAACTGTCTGTATCAGCATATACAAATTCAGCTTTAGATAATTTTAATCTTTTATTATCCATTATTTTCTGTGCTGAAGTTATTGTTTTTCTTCTTGCATAACTTGTTATAAAACTAGCCATAGCAACATATATACCATCTCTATGTTCAAGTTCACCATCTTTATAATGCACTTGATTATCTTCAGCAAAATAAGGTATTTTACTTCTTACTCTTGTATCTGTGCCAAATTTACCATATAATGAGTTTAGAAAAAGTTTACTGATAAGATACAAGCCATGATTTCCTTCTTTTTTGGCTTGTATTTTATTATTTGACCATTTATCAATATAATTAGTAAATAAACCCTGTGCTGATTTAAATTTCCATCCTGATATATATTCTAAATTATAAACATCATAGTGATCAAAGAATAATTCCAAATCAACACTATTTAAACAAAGTACAACTTCAGTATCACCACTATTAGTTAAATATTCATTAGCTCTAAAATCATAACCATGTTTTATTTGTATTGTAGGTATCTTGCCCTTCTTTAATTCAAACTGACATCTAATCATTTGTGTATATAATGGATATATTGGATCATGTTTATATTCACCTATAAAAAATATAGGTGTACCAAATGGTAAATAATTTTCATACATTACACTTGGATATAAACTATTAACATCAAGTACAATGCCTTTACCAATTATTTTTTCACTAAATTTTGGATTTAGATATGTAAATCCCCCACGATATGATTGTTTTACATCTTCATGATATTTAGGTAATGGAAAAAATTTATCAAAGTTTCTTTTATGTATTAATTTCTTATATTCTGATAAAGCACATGATCCGATTGTCATTCTATTTAATCCCTGTGAATGAAAATATTCTATTGCATGAGCAACAATCCAAACATCATGTTTAATATATTCAGATTCCTGTTCTGATAAAGTACTACCAACAGGTAAATCATTATGTGCATCATAATCAATTTCCAATTTTCTTATAGGTAGTTTAAAGGATTTTGCAATATCCTTAACTGATAAAGGTATTAATTTATAAGAATCAAGAAATACCACTTTATTAACTTTTTTACCCTTCTTTTTAAATATTACTTCAACTTGATAAAATAATCCTTTATCAGATATTAATGTATTAAATGTTCTACTTTTCTTTTGTTCAATCTCTGTTGTATGTTCAAATCCATTTTTAAATAACCAATTCATTATAAACTGACTATCAAATTTCAGATTGTGAAAATATACTGTATCATTTTCTTTTCTATCTTCACACCACTTCATAAAATCATCAATAGTTGTTCCTACTATTGTATTATCTTTGTTTCCTACTTCACATATAGCATATGCCCATACACGACAATCAGCCATATTTGTAGTTGTTTCAAAATCAGCTACAAAACTACCCATCTTTTTCACCTCTATTTATTAGGTAACCATGTTGACCTTAAAGCCGATTCATAGCCTTCATATTCAGCTTGCTTTAAATCTAATGCACCATTTGGTGATGCAAATTCAAATGTTCCACCTTCTTCTTCAAAAGTCTTTAAAAAGTCTTTTATATCCATTTTTTCAATGGCTTCAATAATATCTTTAATATTTTCATAATCATAATTTTCCATCAAACCTTTAATATAATTATCTCTAACCTGATAGTCCTTTTTAGTGAAATAATCACTTTGTGATTGATGTAATATACTTTTAAACCTCTTTTTCAAATCAGCACTACCCATAGTTCTGAAGAAAGGCTTCATAGGTTGTAAGGCTACTTCTGTAGCCTTACCCATACCAAGTTGACCTCTAGTATATCCTAATTTCTGTCCTCTTGATGTCATTTCAGTATTTACTAGTTCATCAAGTCTTGCTTTCCTTCTTCTGTTGATTATACCAACTCTACGATTCATTTCTGTCATTTGCCATTTGGTGATTTTTAATTCATATTCAGTATTAGGTACAGTAACAATTTTTTCTGATCCTTTTTTAGAAAATCTTTTTAATGCATTTAATTCTCTGTTTAAATCCTGTCTAGTATTGATCATTTCTTTTAATTGTTTAGCTGTTACTTTTTCAGGTAGTATATTAGCTATTTCAGGATTATTTTTAGCTAATCTACTAACCTTTGCATTGAAGTTTTTAACTACTCTGTTGATTTCTTTTGTATCTTGTTCTGACCATCTAATTTTATGATATTTAGACATTTGTAGTACCCTTCTTTATTTTCAATTAAAAATCCTCTTTTTTCTATACTTGAATATAATTTTAAATCACATAATACATTGTTTGATAATTCAAATCCAAACCTATTAGATAATGAATCATTAATCTTTTTACGATTAGCATCTAATCTACTAGTAAATTTATCTTTATATAATAATGATGAAAATTTATACTTTATAGATTCACCATTAGAATATTTTATTATATGCTCATAAGGTGATAATTTTAAATTATATGTTATTCCATTTCTTGATAGCATAATATACCTCCAGCTAGTTTTTAAAATATACTTTTATATATGGCTCTTTTCCACTTTCGCCACCATTACCATAAAATCCAACTAATCTTTCTTTTTCATCTGAAATACCTGTTAAATATTCATTATTATTTTTAGACATTGAATCCCATAAATCAGCTATTTCTTTATCTTGATTGCCTTCAGAATCTATTGAATAAACTCTTATATCAGGCTCTTTTGGATTCTTCTTATTAGTATTATAAAATCCTACAACTTTACCTGATCCTAATTTATCATTTAATAATCCTGATAAATATTTAGTTCCTGTTTTGCTATCATGTAACCATAAAGCAAATGCTTCAGTTAATTTTGTTTCCTCTCTTTCTACTTTCTTATTTTCTTTAATTTCTTTTGTTGATGTTTTCATAACATCCATTCCTTCTTTCTAGTCAATTTGTATTGACTAGTATCAATATACAACATGTTTAAATAAAAGTCAATAGATTTTGTGTATTTTCTTCAATAAATTTAGTTGACATTATGCA